AATACTCGAATGCATCCTCCTCGTTTTTAAGGTCGATAAAGGTAGTTTCTGGATTAGCTCCTAGAAATTGCACTGCGCTACCTTCATACATCATTACCTCTTTAATTCTGTTTGATTTCGACTCCTGGTCGAATTGCTCTTTAATTGTACGGAAGCCAAAAGAATGCTGGTTGATAAGTTCGCTCTCTACCATCTTCTGGAAGTCCTGTCCCATGTTATGGCTACCGATTTTAGCATCGTATCTAAGGCCTTTCTGATCTTCGTAAAGATTCATCATTTTTGCGACAACTTTTGTCTTATCGTGATCCAAAAGATACTTGATAAGTTGCTTTCCTTGTGGGCCACGTTCTTGGATTGTCTTAGTAAATGCTCCTGGCTCAATTACATCGCCATCGAGATCCTTATTACCGAAAACGGCAAAGTAGCCAGAAACAATCCCTTGCTTCATGTCGCTATCTGCAAATCCTTGATTAAGTCCCTTTAATATCATTGTCGTATTATTATCTTTTATTTCGCCTAATTCTCTAAGCTTACTTCTACTCCATCCTAAAGCAGCCTTACCCCCCCAAGCATCGTACATCAATAGACCACATCCATCACCATAAGCAGTAGAGCTTACTAAATCAACCTCGTGCCTACTTAAATACGAATACATCCTTTTAACCGTATCCAAGCTAATCGCTTCTCCGTTTGCGAGTTGGTTAGCTCTTTGCTTTCCTACTGGAGTTCCACATGGCCCCCATCCATTCTCCTCAACGTATTTCAACACCCTTCTGGCATTGTTTTTAACTGCTTGCGGATAATCAGAATAAGATTGCTCTGCTTTCTCTAGCATTTGATATTCGTTTAAGCAAATATACAAATAAATAAAATTAACAAACAAAACTCCTTAGAGAACAAAACTATTAGGGAAGTTTCTTCTAGCGTAACTCTCTGAAATATAAACCACTACACATGAGCAATTTATAGTCTGAGCTGGGCCACCATTTAAATCACCAGGTTTATCCATTAATACTTGAAACCCATTACTGTTAAACACAAATGGCTGATCAAATCTAATCGGTTTATCCTGTGCCAAAATGTGCTGAATCCTTGGCTCCTTTGCTCCTCCATGTATCCAAAGCTTCCAAAGGTTTACTCCATTTTGAGTCGCCCAATCCTGAGCGCTTTTCTTCTTACCTTCATTGTAAGCTCTTGTCGATTCAGTTCTAGCAATTGCTCTAGCTCTTTTGATATCAGGAATTTCTCGAAGTAATCTGTCCTCAATCTGTCTAGGATTTAATCCCTCCTGAATACCTTGAGCAACAATCTCATTTACCCTCTTTTGAGAAGTATCTGTAACGTCAAATATTAATTGACCTAAATTCTGAATTACCCAATTCTTAATAAACTCAAGCCAAGTGCTAACAAAGAAATTATCTGGCAGAAACTTCTTCTCCCGATTATCCTGTCGTATCCTATTAAACTCCTTAGTCGCAGAATCAATGAATACAGCCTGATAAAACTTAATATAAGCCTCCTGCATAGGCATCAAAGGAACTACTGGTTTAGCCTGCTCCTTCAATGCTTCTGTAAATATCTTTACTCCAAGACGTTCGTATTTTCTTAGATCCGCTTGCGTAGACCTTCTAATCTTAGAGTAATTAAGAGTATTCATTTCTTAGGCTGGAAAATCCACAAAGTCCGTTGATGCATTACCAAGAGCCTCCTCGCTTGGCAATACGTTGCTAGGTATCCAATGCACATCCATTGCAGGATCTTCGCTTGCGTGCCAGTTCAATAAGCTTCTAACTTCGTTACCAGTAAAGTACGGTGATTTACCGTACGTCTCAAGAATCACCTGAACATCTGGCTGAAGCTCAGAGAAAGAAGAAATATCGAAATCAATCACATAATCCATGCCGTAAGACTTGCCAAGCCATTGAGTAAACTTCTCCTCAATCATTTGTAGCTGCGGCATAATCACGTCAGTTACCAAAGACTTCTGTGCGCCTTCCAAATTGGCATATGTAGCGTTTGAGCTAAACAATACAGGATTTACTCCCCAAAGACCGCAAAGAGTTTGCAAGTCCATATTCTGAGAGTTAATAATATCCATTGCCACTGGACTCAATCCAATCGCATCGTAACGCAACGGAATTGAACTCGCCACAATCTTATTAACATTCTGACTACCATTTATCCTCTCATCTATCCGCTCATCCATCTTAGCGCGCTGATCTGGAGATGGCCAAAACTCAGGGTTAGTGATATTCGGAGAAATTATACCTTTAGCTCCTCCATTCTGGAAAGTCTTCTGCTTTGCAAATGTAGCCTCGTTGTTAGCCTGGAGAGTTGTTAAACCTGCCAACAGTGGAGGCATTCCTCGAAGCTGCGCGCCATTCAAATCCCAAGTTAAATTCGTAGTTTTAATGTGCAATACTTGATCCGCTGGAATCTCGATATTCTGATCTCCAATAATCAATTTATAACCGCGTACAGGCTCAAACAAAGAGCCAGCAACTATTTCCACATAGTTAGACGGCAAAACATACATCTCCTTAATTTTGCCCTTATTCAAGCCATCCTGTGGAGCAAATCCGTAAACGAATATCTCGCCGCTAGTATTGTACCACGTTAGCATCGAATCCAGAAACTCGCTCCAAGTTTGCATCGGATTTGGATTCTTTACAAGCTGATTTACAGGATCTGAATAGTTAACGTCTTGCAGCTCTTTTTTTCTAAACGCTATGCTCTGCAATCTATTAAGCTCTTTCGAGTTATACTTTCCTCCTCTGTACTTTTTACTCACTTCGCTCTCTTTGTAAACGTAAGTCGGGCACTGCTTTCCCTTTTCGGCTATCTTTCGGATAATTGAGTAAACAAGCGCATTACCTTTGTAACCTTTATCAATAAAAGTCTGCTGGTTCGAGTCGTACCAAACTACAAGCGTAGAAGCCGTGAATTGACCGTATAGGATTTGATTTAGTAGGTTTACATCGGGTTTCTGAGGTGTGGAAATAACCGCAGGATTAATGTAAGACCTTAGAGCCTTTAATAGCATAGCATATTCGTTTTAGCAAATATACTTATTTATTCTTTTCTAAAAATGCAAGTCCATAAAACCAAATTATCAGCATCACAGCGCGAGCGCTCCAATGCCATGAAATCGGATTAAAGTCCAATGTCACAAATACTATAAAGAAATAAGTGAAAAACATTAAAATAAGCGAGGCAATTGTTTCTTTTGTCATATAGAGAATTCAAAGTTATTTTTTACCATTAATTCAGTTAATCCCCAAACAAGCGCGTCGACTCTATCGGGACTTTTCCCTTTGTCAGGGTTAAAGGTTACCATTTGCGATTCTAAGATAGGGAAACTTCCAACGTGATAAATTTGGCCCTGTTCGTATAATGAGTAAACAGGTTCAGCACGAACGTATTTTCCTTTCGTCGCTGTAACTAGCTTAATCCTAAAATTCGTTCCTTGGGACTTTAACACGGCTTCGACCATGTCTCCGCCTTGGTTTTTTTCAGCTACTATGCAATCCGCGTTCCACCTCATGGCTGCATCGTTCGCAATCTTTGCCCAATGATTCGGCGAATACTTTCCGCTCAAATCTTCGAGAACGTATCCAAATCCTTCATTGTCTTTTCCGACTACAATTAAGCCTGTTTCGTCGCTATTCATGTTCGCCGTTACGGCGGGATCAATTGATACTATTATCCTGTTCAAGTTTGGCGCTTCATCTATTCGAGCTTTTCCGATAATTGCGCGGTTCCAAAGCATGCCGTCGGCATCATCTAGCCAAGTACCTAAAAATAGATGTTCATATCTTGCGCGGTTTTCTCTTTTTGTTTTTTCCGCGGCCTGTATGAATGAATCGCTTAAATTCTCTTTATTGTCTATGTATGTCGTGTGAATGTAGGTAGTATCTTCTCTTTTCTTTTTTACGAAATCGCCATAAATCCAATGCGATTTATAAGACGGATTCATTACTAGAATTACACGGTTTGGATTATCCTTTGCGCGTATTGACAAATCGACTTTATCGAATACATCCGGATCGGTTAGTTCCTCGGCTTCATCAATTACCCAAGTAGAAAGTCCGGCAATACTTTTGAGATTTGCAGTGTTAACGCCTGAACTCGTTTTAATTCCGCGAAATAGTATTTTTGATCCGGTTAACTTATTTATAATTTCGGACTGCGTTACTTCAAAATCGTTAACCTTTCCCATAATCTCAATTTTATCTAGAAACTCGGGGATAATCGAAATAAACGCCGAAACCAAGGTGTAACGCGTGAACAAAATGACGTGCCCTTTTTGATAAGTTAGATTAAGTAGAAATAACGCGAGAGTCCAACTTTTCCCCGATCCACGTCCGCCGGTAATTAGATAATACCTTGTTTCGGGATTCTCATAAAATAACGGCTTGTAATCTTCTAGCAAGTTGATCATATCCAAATATCAAATTGATTGCCTGATTTATCCGAGTTCTCAATATTTTTCCGTTCCAGCGGAATATAAGCCTTATTTTCGCTTTTTTCGTCGTCGTCATCATTTATCACCTTTGCTGATTCAATCGCCAAATTTCGCCCGATCCACTGTATTGGCGGAGCTATATTTTCACCGTTCGAAGTAACGTCGATTTGTTGCTTTGGCATACCAAACCGGTAAGATAACCAAAGTTTCAGCGCGGCGGTATCGCCTTCTTGACATTTGTAAAGTAAGGCTTTCCAAATTTCGTTTGGGACTGCGATCGCATCCATTTGTTCTATTAACTTGATTTCCAATATCTTAGGAGGGCGACCGGCTCCTTCTCTCGCTCCGCCGGCTCCTTTTTTATTTGTCATGACAACTAAATTTGAAATAAAATGAATATTC